GTAGTCTTAAAGTTTGTATCTTACTCAATCAATTTAGAAAGGTTGGTTAGAGATGAGTAAGCAAGGTCATAGTCAAGAACAGATTGACAGGAAGTTAAAAAGTATTGACAGTTGGAAAGAGGAACAAGTTAAACAAGAAAAAATGTTTGATACTCTTAACGATACATTATCAGAGATACAAGACAGCAATTTGCAAGAGGTTGTTAATGATAAACTTAGATTAGTTAGCAACAGTATTCAAATATGTAAGTATCAAATCAAGATATTGGAAAGTCAATTAATGGTTGATAAGTTTAGGAAAGATAATTACAAAGTCAAGATGAATATGCACTCATCTACTTTTAATGAACTAACAGTTTAATCATCTAACTAACCGAAGGGAAGGCACTTGTTTATCGCAGGTGTCTTTTCTTTTTCTCCTTCGTTTGTTTGCATCTCCTTCTCCACCACCACAACCACCAGTGTTACCTTCAATGATGTAAGTTAACTAACTATCCCCAGTATTAAAACAAAAGGGGTACACTACATGTAGTATGCGTACAAAACACACACACAACATATAGTATGTGCTACATAATGCGTTAGGTCTATGTCGCAAACGCAGGTAATTATGTGGGCTTTCACATAGGGGGGTTAAATGTGGGGGCGGCTTTATATATGTGTACACCCTCTAAAAATATGCTGTTAAGTATGGTACTAGATGTAGTGGTACTATATATAGTGGTGTACCATAATAGCTAGTAAAGTGTTTTTTTTAAGTTAGTGTTAGTCAAGTAAAGTAAACATAGAGAGTACAGCTAACCCTGTGCCACTCCCATCCCAACCGAGTGCTATTCTGTTTAGTAGCTAATAATTCAATGTGGAATAATGGGCTTTGACCCCAGTTACCATGGTCCTGCTAGTCCACTTTATTGATGTTTTTATCAAGAATCCTTTTCTAAAAGCAGGAAGAATCCTCTGATTGTTTGATTACTGTATCACATAAATTATTTAATTACAAGTTTCACTAACTAGCAACTATGTGATATAGTGATATTGGGTTTTATGATTTCTTTATTCATTAGCCCTCCTTTCTGATTGACAGCAACATCCCTCTAGCAATAGAGGGTTTGCTGTATTACAATACATTTTTATGGTAAATAAACTAAAGAAATTAGAACAAAAGATATTTACTGCACCTTACAGATGGTTAATTAAAAAAGGTTATATAGTTGCAGAAAAAGTATATCTAACCATGTCAGATTTGTATGATAAAAATATTACAGAACATTACAAAGGCAATCCTAACTGGGCAGGGGATGATTAAAAAAAATTTTTTTTACGCACAGCTAGTTGTGGGGGGGAACAGCTATACTACACATACCTAAGAAAGTCTTAGGTATCGTGTAGGGGTACACGATTAGAAAAGAAATATGCTTAATCATATAAGACTTTGTAGTTAAGTGATTTGTGTAATTCATTTTCTTTCATAACAGTTTGGACACTGTATAGCAAGACTGCACTTCGGTGCAGTTTTGTGTTATAGTGATGCTATGAAAAAAATGTACAAAAAGAAAAAAACAGTAAAAGGTCGTAGGAAAAAGAAAGGTTACTAATGCCTTACAAAGACTACTCCCCTAAACAAAAAAAATTAGCTGCTGTAGCACCACCTTTTAAAAAGATTACTGCTGCAGATTTTGAAAAGTTAAGAGATGGCAAACGCAGACCAAAAATAACATAATGGATGCTTTTATAGTATTTTTTATGTTTGTTCTTGTGAATGCGTGGGCATGGATTTTAATTAAAAAAGATAAAATATAATGGCAACGTACCAGGGTAAAACAGTCACACTTAATAAACCTTCTAGGATTAGTAAAGGTGAACCTGGTCATGGTCGTAAAAAATTTAAGGTCTATGTTAAGGATGGCGACAAAGTAAAGAAAGTTATGTTCGGTGACCCTAACATGGAAATTAGAAAAGATAATGCTGCAGCACGTAAATCATTTCGTGCAAGGCATAAATGCGATACAGCAACAGATAAAACATCTGCAAGATATTGGTCTTGCAAGATGTGGTAAGGAGATATTATGCCACATGGTTCAGGTAAGAATAGTTTAGTTGGTAACATTCATAGAAGAAAAGTCCAAGGTAAATCTAGGTCTAAGAAAAAATCAACTATATCTAAAAAAGCATACGCACAAATGAAACGTGGTTGGAAGTAAACAATGAAAGTAAAAGGTGTTGATGTTTCTAAGTTAACTAAAAGTCAACAGAATGCTATGAAAAAACATTCTAAACATCATACTAAAAAACATATGCAATACATGTACAACTCTATGCGTAGAGGTACTAGCTTTAACAAAGCACATGTAAATGCACAAAAAAAAGTAGGTAAATAATGGCAAGACAAGTTAGTTGGATGTGGGGTGGTAAAAGACACTATGGTACTTTTATTAGAGAAACTAAAACACACATATTTGCTAGAACAAAAAATAATAAAATAAAAAAAATAAAGAAGTAATTTTGATAGACATACCATGTCCTAAGTGTGGGGTGGTATTAAGACCAAAGGATGAAATGAAGTGCAAGAACAAAGAGTGTGATGGATACAACAAATAAAAAACTTTGTTATGCAGCAGGTTGTCATAGACCACTTCCACCTAGAGCAAAAAAATACTGTAGTAAACGTTGTTACAACAGAATTAATATGCAGAAAAAACGTGCTAGAAAAGCAGGTAAAGAATGGTCACAAGAAGATGATGTACTTGAAATACCTAGCAAAAAAACTAATGTACAGTCACGTAGAGGTCAGGTCTATAACGACATTGTAGAATCAGGTTTAGCTGCAGATATATACACAGAAAAAATTACAATAACAGAAGTAGCAGAAGTATTAGGCACAACACAAGGTGCAGTATCTATGGCGTACTCTGCATACGTAGAAGATTTAAAAACAAAAGCAGAACAAGATGAGTGGTCATTACCACAAGTAGCAGAAAAAACATTAGTAGATTTTGATGATTTTAGACAAAGATATTTTCAGACAGAACAAGGTGTAGCATACGAAACACCTGAATTTCATAAACAGTGGATAGAACAAATTATGGATGCTATAGACAATGGTGGACAGCACATGATATTGTCACCACCTAGACATGGCAAAACAGATTTGTTAATACATTTTGCTGTGTGGCTTATTTGTAAAAATCCTAACATACGTATTTTGTGGGTTGGTGGTAATGAAGAGATTGCAAAGAATGCAATAGGTTCTGTACTTGACCAACTAGAAAGTAACGAATTACTTATTGAAGAGATATGTGGACCTGGTGCAAAATTTAAACCTACATCACGTACAGGTAAATCTTGGTCACAAAATGGTTTTACTGTAGGCACTAGAACAGTTACAGGTATTAAGTCACCAACAATGGTAGGTATTGGTCGTGGTGGTAAGATACTTTCTCGTGACTGTGACATAATTATTGCTGATGACATTGAGGACCACAACTCTACTATGCAACCATCATCAAGAGAAAACACAAGAAGTTGGTGGACAACAACATTGTCTAGTCGTAAAGAGGAACACACAGCTATGGTGGTTATTGGTTCTAGGCAACATTATGATGATTTATATTCACACCTACTAGATAACGAATCTTGGACTACAACAGTAGAAGAAGCACACGATACAGCTTGTAACTTACCTGACTGGAACGAAGATGAACATGTAGATTGTATGTTGTGGTCAGGTAAACGTACATACAAATGGTTAATGGATAGAAAACGTGCAGCAGAAACTACAGGTGGTAGAGCTATATACGAAATGGTTTATCTTAACGTTGCTATGCCTGATGGACTTGCATTGTTTGACAGAGTAGAGATAGAAGCGTGTCGTGACCAAAAACGTGACATAGGACACATACCACATGGTACAAGACTTATTGCAGGATTAGACCCTGCATCTACAGGTTATCAAGCAGCTTTCTTGTGGGCATACGAACCTATAGAAAATAAATTACATATGGTAGATATGAATAACAATTTAGGTGGTGGTATTCCACAAGCATTAGACATTATAAAAGAATGGTGGATGAAGTATAACTTGTCACACTGGGTTATAGAAGAAAATGGTTTTCAGAAAGCAATACGACAAGATAAAAGTATTAGGGAGTTTGCATCAGGACATGGTATATTTTTAGAAGGACACGAAACATTTAAGAACAAGTTTGACCCATTGTATGGTGTGACAGCTATGCGACCAATGTTTCAAGAACAAAATATTTCTTTGCCATATCTTAGCTTTGAGGCACAAGAGAAGGTAAACTTATATACAAGTCAGTTGGTGTATTTTAGTTCTGCTAAAAATAAAAGCAAGAGCGTAGGCACAAAGACTGATATAGTTATGGCTAGTTGGTTTCCAATGAGAGCCATAAGAAGAATGCAAAAGGAACGCTTTGCAGAGTTAGGGTACGATTATAATCCTAGCTTTGAGGGGTACGAACCTAGTAGTATGGATTTAGATAATTGGAGTTAAATGCCTTTAGATAGCGAAAAGTTATACGACAAGATAGATTACCTAAGAGTAATTAATCAAGAACAAATGATTGATAGGTCTAGGATTCGTGACATTATGAATGGTGGTGAAGCTGCAGTAAAAGCACTTCTTGGTAATTCAGTTAATGTAGAGTATCACGAACTACCTGCACCTAATTTATTTTTAACAGCACTAGAAAGATTTGCACAGAAACTAGGTAGAAGTCCTGATTTAAAAGTTGATATTATAAACGAAAAAGATAGCGAAAGAGCTAGAAAAAAATCAGAAAAAATAGAAAGGATAGTTACATCATATGACAAGTTTCAAAAATTACACATGCAGTTACCACAAGCTGCAAGATGGTTACCTGGTTATGGATTTATAGTATGGACTATAGGACACAAAAGAGATAAAGATGGAAACGCTTATCCTTATGCTGAACTACAAGACCCATTTAGTTGTTACCCTGGAATATTTGGTAACGACCAACAACCTAAAGAATTAGCAATAATACGTAGAGTGCCACATACAATATTGGCAGAACAATATCCTGAAGCTAAACAGTACATATTCCAAAAAGAAGAAAACGATAATGGATTTCAAAACCCATACTCTGCACTTATGGATAGTACAGATAGAGCAGGTAGTTGGGCTAACTCTACAGGACATGGCAAAGTTGTAGTTGAGTATAGAGATATAGAAGGAACTTATGTATTCCTACCTGAAAACAAAAAAATAATAGACTTTATGCCAAATGTATTAAATTCAGGACCTTGTTTTGTTATAGCTAAAAGATATGCGTTTGACCAAATGCAATCACAGTTTCAACACATTACAGGTCTTATGGCAAACATGGCAAAGATTAACATTCTTGGAACTATTGCTATGGAAGATGCAGTGTTCACAGAAACAAATATTGTTGGAGAGATAGAATCAGGAAAATATAGAAAAGGCAGATTTGCTGTTAACTATTTAACACCTGGTTCGCAAGTGTCTAAGCCAGTCAATAATCTAC